TTGTATTAGCACTTTGTCGTTCCCAATTATTTCTATGATTATATTCAAAATCTAAAAAGTCATCAGACCATTCAATAGGAGTATGTACACTATTAACCCTTGGATCTGATCGTAGTGTCTCAGCTTCTTCGTCTGTTAAAGCCATATTAAAATGACGCTTACTACCATCACGGCTATAAACTACATCAACAGATCGAGCCGGAACGTAATCGTTTCCAGCTTCTGCTGTGAGTTCGTCTTTTAAAAGGTCTTTACTTTGACCTTTTTCCATTGCTATTATATAATCTTTTTCTGACATAGTTTACCTATATAATATTGATTGTATTACCCATTGATCCGTGCGCAGTACACTGGTAATATAAAGTAGATGGAGCAGACATTGGAACTTTAAATACAATAGTACCGTTTGAGCTACCGTTATTCGTTACGCCTGTACTGTATGCAGATCCACCAGCGCTAGCTCTAATCTCAAAGGGATGTGAACCACCAGAATTATTTACAAAATAATATGTTTCGCCTCTACGTAAATATAACAAAGGATCGTTTTCGCCTGTAGGAAACCAATGACCGTCCGGATCATTAAAGATATAATGACTGCTTCCGCTTGCTGTAAGTGTAAACAACGAAGCGCCTCGTGTCATAGCTGTCCAATCGCCACGCTGATAGATCTCAAACTGACCATTATCAGTGTTATAAATTATCTCACCGTTTGCCGCAGTTAAAGATCCTCTTTGAGATGTGGTAAGAGAAGCAACTCTAAATCCACCACCCGAAACAGTAACAGATCCGCCAACTGTCATATTAATATTAGATGACGATGTAAGCGTAGGTGTTCCTGCTGTACTTGTTCGTATCGAATTAATAATAAGACCATCAGAGTCAAACTTACCTACATCTGTACCTTTGACTCGAATGTCAATCTCATCATCAACACTTGCATGGAATGATGTATCACCATCAGCATCCATTACTAATTCATTTCCGTTCATATCAATAGATGAACCATTAGCAAGATAACTTCCTAAATCACTAATTTGAGATTCAGTTATTGATAGTGCAGCTTGATGCGAAGTTACATCTCCTTCTGTTACGGTATAACCAGTGATGTAAGATTGTAGATCGCTAACCTGACTTTCTGTAATTGATAATGCTGCTTGGTGTTGAGTAACAGCACTTTCTGGCACATTTGTATCAGGAATATTAGTCCAAGTAACTGCGGCTGATAAATCGTTTGTTTCAGTATAGCTTGTTAAGTAACTCGACAAGTCCGGAGGTGTATATGAGAATACACCTGTACCGTTATTATATGATAGAGTAGGTGATCCTGCGGCATTTGTAGAAACACTAAAGTCAGCATATCCTAGGCCACCGCCTCCACCACCGCCACTTACGTCGGCAGCTGCTATAAACATTTGTTGAGCAGAATCCCATTTAAGGATCTGGTTATTTGAAATGCCAGACATATTAATATCTGTATGTCCGCTTACACTACCGATTCTAGCAGATACATAATTCGAATCAACAAGCGATATTGTTTTAGCCGAGTCGATTCCTGTACCGACATCACTAAAATTAGCAAGCTTCACCCAAGCTCCGCCATGTGCCATGTATCCTGCACCTTCGGAATGAACATGAGCAAACATACCATGATATGTTCCAGCAGCTGGTAATGCGCCAGCTGAATCATAATTGTTTGAATATAATATTTTATGTGTTCCAAAATTTATATCAGAATCACCGGCGATAGTATTTAAATTTATACTACCTTGTGCAGCTTGCGCTATTGATGTGATTGCAGCTGAATCTAAGTCAGCGTTCTGCAATGTGGTAAAGTTGGCATCGAGTTCGACGTGGGTCAATGCCGTCCCTTTAGTATTTCGTAATGTAATTGCCATTTTTTACCTCTAAGTAAGTTCTACGTAATCTGAATCGACATAACCAATTGTCATATAGCGTGGATTTCCAGCAGCTGAGTCATAGAACCATGTTGCCTTATCGAACCTTTCTATATCATTGCTCATTCTCACACCATGCTGATCATGAGCTGGGCCTTCTTCTCCGTCTGAGTAGAATGGCGCAAAGTCTTTTGCCGAATCATCGAATGTCGGCGAGTTAATATTCATTGCATCGTCTATTTTACCGTAAGATGCAGCAAAGACGTCAGCAGGCATATCTTTATATTCGCTAACTTTTGCATCTAGATTTATACGTTCTACCACTGTGTCTGAATCTCCATCGTCCGGAAGAACACCAAGTGTTTCTACTAAGCCATTTGGTATCGTATAAGTCGCAGTACCTTCAACAAATAATGGAGGTGGCGGTTCATCAATGTTATCTGGCATAGTCAAAAGAATTGAGTTTGTAGAAGGCATTTCTAAAACAACAGATCCGCCTAAAAAGAATCCAGCTGGATGTACAAACTTTTTATATAAATCTTTCCATGTATTTAATGGAACGGATGATTTAATAAGAACAGAGAATATTTGATATAATGCACTGTTTTGAATAAATCGAAGAGATTCTGTACCTATTTGCGATTCACTCACAATAAACATATTATTCTTTGGATATTCTATTTCAACATCGATGCCATAGAACGCACGGAAAAAACCTTCGGCAGAATACTTTGTTCCTTTAACTCTATAAAAATTTGCGAAGTTTCGAAGTACTTCACGCGGTTCACTAAAATATGTCGAATTAGCACCATCAGCAATCGATGCAAATATGTTCTCAATGTATTCTAAGTTAGTTGCCTCTAAATCATATAGACTATATAAATCTTGTAGAGCATCGATAGTACCATCTGAATCCATATAATCGTAATAACCTTCTAAGAAAGTAATTAGATTTGGATATGCACTTGCGTAGTATTGAGGTAGTACCTCTTTAATACTGTATGCTCTTAAATTTAAATTAGATCTGCTATAGTCTGGGCTATGAGACATTTTAATATCCGGACGAAGGTATGCTTGGAGATCTTACATATGTGTTAGCTGCTCCCGTACTAGAAGATGTAACGCCTGTAGCTGAGCCAAGGGTAACATCGGTTTGTTGTCTATCGACTCCGCTTGTAGCAAAAGATGGACCTTCATCTAAATCTAAAATGTAGCTTCGTAGTGGTCTTATTGTAGACTGATTAGCCGGAGTTACTGACATCTTAATATAGTTAACACCTGCAGTAATAGCAGTCGGAGCAAATCCTGTTAAATTTATTGTACCAGTTAATGCGTCGTAAGAACCAATATTGTCTACTTCAACTTCTCCTATTGAATTTACGATCTGAAGTTTAGTTAAGTTTAATGCATTTTTAACAGAGCAAACTTTACCATTAAAAATAAACGTTGATGAATTCACAACATAATCTGCCGGATCCGGTGAAGCTAATTCTGCAGGAAAATATATTCTATATGACGTTGATTGTAATAGATCTGGAACAAATCTTTGCTGTATTTTTATTGACGCTTGTGAGTTTAGAATCGCTTCACTAATATCATCAACTTGTCCTAACAACTCAGATCTTCTAAATATTCCGCCGAATTGAGTCAAGTTAGTACTAACATAAGATTGTAATGCCGCAAATACTGAAGATTCAGTTGACTTAACGGTCTGCCCAGTAAGATTAGGATCAAAGTTAAATGTTAAGATGACTTCGAGGTAAGTTATTACTGGATCTTCGAATTGTGTATCAATAGAAAGAATCGAAAGATTATTAGATACATCTTGGACAATAGAGTTTTTAACTGCTGTCTTTTGTGATTCAGTCGTACCATCTTCAAACACAAGGGAAACATATACTTTACCATAATCTGCTGGCACATTATCTTCTCCGCCCCATGCAATCGCATCTGTAACTGTAGGATAATTTCTTTGTATTACTGCACGATAATCATCGGCTGTTACAAGTCTTTGTTGTGCTGCAAATGAAATAGGAGCGTTTTGTCTAATTGATTCTATTGACTGTCTTGCGCCACCTACTCCTGACGAAGCAACTGTAGCAACTGACAAAGGATAATTACCTACTCCTGGAACTGCTACTTGACCACCTGCTGCAAAGGTAGAAGCATTATTGGCTGCAGCTCCTTTACAAGACAAATATGTAACTATGATTTTATTACCGGCTTCCGGAGATTTACCAAATGATATACCGTCACCAAAGTTTAATTCGTAATAACCATTCGGAGCTTCTGATATTTGATAATACCGAGATTGTGAATTAACTGTTGTTGCAGTAGTAATTGGTACGTACGAAGTAAATAATGAACTTGAAGGAGTTTCATATACATAAACAGCGGCTGTCGTAGTATCTATTGTATCGTCTTGAATAACGTAAAGTTGTCTTTCACCTACGTCACCGACAAAGAATGTTTTCTGTTTTTGTACGCCTTCAAATATTTGTATAGTAGTTCCAGAATTTTCATTTAAGAACTGGTAAAAACCTTCACCATTATCAGTAGCTGTATAATCTTCTAGCGTTTGAAAAGTATATGTTACATCGTCAGCGTCTGCAGTAAATGTGTAACCAGCGCTTAAAACAATAGAGCCTGGCCGATTAGGAACACCAGAAAGATTCATTGATAATTGTACTTCAGCCCTAGAAGAAGTACGGGATCTTGGGACGTAACCTAATGTAGCGGCGTGAGATACGACCGAGCTTCTTAATTGTGCAGTAGTAAGAAATGATTCATTCAAGGCAAAGTTAGCAGTTAGTGCATTATAGTGCGTATTATATGCAAGCACGTCAAGAATATTAGAAAGGCCTGATGCTTCAAAATTATAGTCTTCGAATTCAGGTTGTTTAGCTAAATATACTTTTAAAGAGTTTTTGATGTTATCAAAATCTAATTTACTATTTTGTACTGTAGTTGCCATATTATCTCAGCCTCGATAAAGATGTAGTTACAGTAACGAGTTCTCCGACATTTGCTATGCCAAATCGAATCGTTACATCTATTGCGTTATTATCTGGATTATCTGATATGTCTATCTTGTCTATTATCGCTCTGGGTTCATAATTGTTAATAGAAGCAATAACGGATTGCTCTATTTCAAAAGCCGTACCATCATCCATATTTTCAAAAAGCGCATCACCAACACCGCCACCAAAATTAGGCGCAAATGGTTTCTCTGTAAATCCAGTTGTCAATATATTTTTTACAGCTTGCTTAACAGCACCAGCATCAACCTTTTTAAATATATCTCCGTTTGTCTTTGCATTAAAAGAAAGATCTATGTCTACGTAATTTTTAGATCGAGAAGTTACAACACTAGATGATGTAATGTTTCCGTCTTCTACTGCAAATGCTCTATTCGTTGCCATGACCGTTCCAAATAATTTGTACTATTTATAATCTTTAAGCGAGGATTTCTATAAGTTCACCTGTAGTTTGTAGCGATCCGTTATATCTTGTTTCTAATATTTTAGTAAAATTACCTTTATAATTAGAATCAACGGCTGGCATCTGTAATATTACATGGCATTCTAATGAGCCATCAGTATTATATCTGTCGTAATCTAATATAACTTTCTCAAATAATATATTATCTTTCCAATAAACCGCTAAATCAAACATTGCCATATGATCAGGTATGCCAGCTCTATCTAATAATTGATATACAACTACACGACCCTTTGTTGCTAAATCGTTAAGGCCTCCGGTGGAAAGATTCTCTTGTGGACCTTTTTTATATAAACCTTCTACTACAATTAATCTTTTATTCATAAACTGGCCTAAGTCCATGTTTATGGTATTCATTGCCATGGCATGTAGATATAACTGACGTGCAATCTGTAATCTATCAGCATCATTAGTAATATGATTTAGATTTGTTTTTTCACCTACAGCACCTAAAAACTTTCCTATTGATACACCTCGAGCTAGCTTTGTACCCGAAGATATAAAAGGAGCGTTATTTGGGTTATACACCGGATCTGGTACAATCTTTTTAATACCAGGATTTGGTTGATAATATGAATTATAAAAATTAAAATCAGACATTATATGCACCATTTGGACCAATAATAGTATTATTTTCTGCTACCGTTGGAGAGTTATTAGCGGTTCTTCCTATTTGCTTTGGAACACCTTTACCTAAAGCTTCTGGATTTAATTTCTTTTCGGCTACTTGTTTTGCAGTAAAATCATCATTAGATCTGTTATTATCATCTCTAAGCTTAGATCTAACTTCGCCTGAAGTTAATGGTCTATCACTCACCCCACCAGACAACGTAGTTTGATTAATCATTTTAAGTAGTTCACCTTCAGGATCTACAGCTACGTCTCTTATTCCAAAGCTAGACTTCTGATATGAAGTAGCAACACCGGCATTTGGTACAGCAGTTGCTTTGGTATCATCGGCAAGTGGAGTGGTATTAATTTGTTGACTTACGTTATTCCATCCATAAGACGAACTACCAGAACCAATGCCGCCTGCAGTACCGGCAGCATTCGCTCCTGCAGCCTGATCTGCGACAATAGCTTCATCTGCTCTACCCGTTAAATCACCATGAAATGTTGGAGCAGTCATACTATTTGTTGCCGTTATATCACCCTCTACGTCGATACGCACTGCACGTATTGTATCAACGTTAATTGTACCAGATCCACCTTCACCGTCTCCCAACCATACCGTATTACCAATATGCGTATTATAAAAATAGCCAATAATGTTTTCACCACCAAATGTACCTTTATCACCAAAGACTGATAAGTCTGTTGCATGAATATTTGTATTTGGTGACGTCATATTTTGACGAACTTCTGAAGTTATTTGCTGTGCACCTGATGAGTAGATTCCGATCTCGCCTTCAACCGACTGTTCAAAGTTGCCTTTGACCGCATGTAAATATCCACCAAGAGTTGTATCTGTTTTTGACTGTGCAACTGTAGTTGACTGGTGGCCTTTGACGGTTAGGTTATCCTGAAGTGCAATGTTACCCTTACGCGCTCCATCTATCTCTGAGATATGATCACCATTAATAATTTGTAGTTTGTTGCCTCCGACACTAAGATTATAATCACCGGCTACATCAACATTCAGATCACCCTGATATGTCATATGAGCATTGCCCTCAACTACGACATGCTGATCGTTTCCTGCACTGATTAATACATCTGATGTACTACTCACATAAACTGTACCGTCAGGTTTTATTTCTATCCCCGCTCCAGATTGATGTTTAATAAGAATACGTTCATTCGTAATAGTATCATCTAATTCTACAACATGTCCACCAGGCGTTTCCCATACCTGATTGTTTGGATATGTAGAATATCTTCTTTTCTCTTCTTCTTGCGGCGGAATATAATTATATACTGGTTCTCCGGTTATTGCCCCGGTCGGAACTCCATCACTGGTTATTCCGACAGGATCACCATCACTAACAACGTATCTGGGATTTTTTACATATTCGTCTAAAATATTTCTTGGCTGTAAAGTAGGTATTCCACCATTAGTTGCTAAATCATTTCTTATTAATCCACGAGAAGCTTTGTTTAAAGAAGATTCATAAAAGTATTGCGTACGTGGATATACGCCTGAAGGATCTTGATAGCCACTAGGATAAACACCTTCATCATATATACTGTAACCAAATTTATTTTGACGATCTAGTATGTCGTCGTTTTCGGTTGTCATTACGAACCCTCTCTTCTTTGTGCTGCTATCTCTTCTGGAGTGAGTGGAGGAGTAGTACCAGATAGTGATGCATTTTCTTTACCAAAGTTTGATCTTACAAACTGAGGAACGCTGAATCCTGGATCTGGCTTTCTTTGTGGATCAGTATCATTATGGCCCCAAGCTTGGCCGCCAGGCCATACTTTATAAAAAGTACTCATAAAGCGTCTAAGTGCTTTTACTTGCTCACTATTAATAGACTCTACGCCATATGGAGGATTTGCTAATCCAGAATTTGAGTTAACTGTATATCCACCAACAAATGCTACACCAATACTGTATTTATTGTGACCATTTGCTTTTGCATGAGCTCCTCTTTTTTGTAATGGACGACCCCTCTCTATTGTGCCATCTTTTCGTATTACATAGTGATACCCAATACCAGACCATCCGTCTGTTTTATGTTGGCTATGAATCTCTTCTGCTCCAATATCCTGATTCAGGAAGTGCGCGGTCCAATGAACGACGACTTCTGTAATATCACGTGTCGCAGATCTAAATTCAGCTTCTAATTCTTCTACACCACCTACGCGTGAAAACTTATATGCACCATCACTAGCAGGTGCCGAGGCTGCACCATAATATTCTCTAGCAGCTTGTCTTTCAGTCTCTGTTGCATTTGGATTTTGCAAAATACTATTTGCTTGAGACTCGGATGTCACAGTTATTCCAGTAGGTACATTTGTGCTTGTAACTGCTCCGCTTCTATAAAATCCCTGAGCAGCCGCTCTTTCTACTGCAGTCGAATTAGGATTTTGAAAAATACTGTTTGCTTGAGATTCAGATGTTACAGTAAATGTACCTGGAGGAGGACTATTAGGATATGCGGTTGAACCTTGATCCGGATCTTTCCAAGTTGAAGTATTGGCTCCCTCCCATTTATTATCATTTTCACCAATTTTGCTTAGTGTTGGTAGCTGTGTAGAACCTGTATATGTAATTCGACTTGAAACTCTTGTATCAATGCCAAGTAATGTTTCTTCAATAAAATTAAAAGGACTATCAGAATTATTTGATACAAATAGAATTGCTTCTGCGTATCTACCTTCAGATAGTAAACGTACAACATTATAATTCTCAAATGTTTTAAGTCTACCTCCGGTCAAGTCGTCAATAATTAACCCTATTGGTCCTGCACTAATATCCATTACAGCTTGCAATACCGGAGAAATTGCATCGCCTATTGCCAGATCAACTTTAGAATTAAAATCAGAAATAATTGGAGAAAGTACAGATCCTAAAGATCGTGACAATCCTGCACGTACAAAGTCTTTAATATTGCCAGCACTATGAACGCCTTGTATAACAGATACCAAGCTTGTTATGTCTTTACCAGTTGCTTTTGATAAGAGAGTACCAATAGCCAGGCCCGAACTACCACCATAATATGATTTTAAGAATCCTGCAACAGGACTCTCACCTGTTAGTATAGCAAGAGTGCCAAGCGCAGTTAGTACATCAGGAATATCAGCATGACCACTGCCAATTCCTGTAAACGCATCATCTATTACTTCAAATAGATCTTCGCCAGTTACTGCTTCAGTTAATTTTACAAGAGCTAAACCTAATATTACGCCTTTTAATTCATTATTATAGTTTTGCAGCATAGTCATGGATTGAAATCCATTTAATGTCTGTCCAACGTCTTGTCCTAATGCAGATGTAAATTTAGCATTGTATTCGCCTTCAACTGTAGGTGCGGTATTACGAAAGTCTGCGGTGCCTAGCCTTTGATTATATGTAGATAGTGTAGACTGGTATCGATTAAAACTAGTCATTACGCAATACCTCCATATTCATTATATACACTCTGCGCAAAATTAATTCTTTTTTGTCTAGCAGAACCTGAACTTCTTTCATAATCTCTATCAAATATGGTTGCAGCCATTGCAACAGTATCAGTACCTTTTAATAGATTGCCTGCATTCCTATTTAAACATCCTGACTCATTATCGCAGTTACTTAATTCCCAAACAATAAATTGTAGTTGATCGCTAAAGGTACTATTTTGCCATGGCTTACCATACGTTTGCTCGAATATGCGTCTTCTTCCTGGATGCCACTGTGCAATACCTGCAGCTTGTCCACCATCGCCTCTTGGCCCATGAGCCGGAAGATTTTTTCCAGATTCTGCTATTAGATTTCCTACTATGCCAGCAGACTGTTTTGCGGTAAAACCTCTGGACTTAAAGAAATTAAAAGCTTGTTCTACTCGAGTTGATCCGACAGCTGTAGCATCGTCTTGATTAGTTAATCCTGCTGCTTGTGCTAAACGTGGATCAACTTGTCCCTCTCCATATCCAATTGAATATTGTATTGCTTTGTCTTGCATTTTATCTAATTGTTGCTCTGATGGTATTTCTATTTTAGGCATAACACCTAATATACATGGTACTTGTGAAGCTTTACCATCTAAGAACATACCAAACACTTGAGCGCCTGGTAAAATTTGTGGCATCATACCAATACCCGAAGTACCGCCAGATGTTGTCGGTTGTAATACTGTAGCCCATGGTAATGAGTCATTTGGAATCTCTGTTACGTTTCGAGAATGTATACCATATATTCTCACCTGTACTCTTCCGAGTTGTAAAGGATCTAAATTATTTGTGGCAACAGCAACAAACCACCGAACGTCATCTCCGTACTGATTCATTGTTAATAATCTCCGCCAAGGACTGAGCCAATTTTTGTATTACCTCTATAATTAGCAATTTTAACCAGATCCAATCCTACAGAATAATTATTCGGTCCTAGCGTATGTTTAGCAGTGTATACCATATAGTCACCAGATCTCTTCCTATCAAAAACTTCATCATATTGCTCAGTGTCTGCAACAGACACTACTGTAAGAATTCGTCCTAATGTTTTATTACCATCTTGTGGCATCATATGAAGACCTGGTACTGTTATCTCCAATATAGATTTGCCAAGAAGATTTCTCACAGATTTTGATATAGCTTTTGTTGAATGTTTTTGTGAACTGTTTTCTTCATGAATGTTCTTTACTTTATTGTTATATATGTTTGCGGTAGCAATCCTACTAATCCGTTCAGCAGTCATTTCACTAATAGGTTTATTCTTAAATTTAGATCGAGTATCAGCCGCGGGATACGAACCAGTCACAAGTAAATTTGATAAAACTTTTTCTAAATCATATTGAAATCCAAACTCTAATCCATGTGTAGTATCTACATATTCGTATTGAGAACCAACATCACCATTCTGTATTAAAGCTAATGTATTAGCATTCTTTGGATTTTTTAACGAACTGATCTGTCTGGCAATTCCTGCACCAGTAGTTGCAGCTCTTTGTGACAGTTGCGTAGAATAGATAAACGGATCATCTATATTAATAGGAGGTTCTTGTAATAAACTATATAAATCATAGAATCTTAAATCATTATCAGCTAATGTAGCATAACAAAAGAATGGCGTACCAGTTAATCCGGTCGTTCGCCTCTTTATAACTTCAATTGCTTCGAATGGATTTAAGTTTGGCACAATATATCTAAACGCAGATTGGAATTCTTGACTCAACTGTTGACTACTATTTGCAGCGTCTGCATTTGGATTATTAATAACGTCAAATATATCTATTCCTGTTAATGATCCGTTTTCTGCAAATTTACTAAACTGATTAGCATCACCAGCTCGTACTACTTTTTTTCCGGAGTCAAACGAATCTCTTAATATTTTATCAATAATTTGGCTTGGCTTACCTTCGTACATTTTATTAACATTAATAAGTGTATTAAGATATGCATCATAGTCTATTATTTTAAGCGTGACCATGTCAGTAGTATCAGTCGTTGGTACTATGCTCTCAACTTCTCTTATAATAAATCGTTTTTGGACTTTAGGCGCAGATGTAAATAACGAAAATTCTACATCTAAAATCTCAGTACCCTGATAATCCATAATTTCTATAGATCTACCTGTATCAGTATATGTAACAGAGCCAGTTAGATAAGATCGTTCAATGTGCTCAAATATTATTAATTCTATTAGCGATGAAGTAATATCAATGCTATGATCGTTACGCTGTGTGGATATTACAGCGCTGCGTAAGTCATATTCATGAGGATCGAAAGGCGTATACGATTTAGCCATTTATAAATTTATCCTGAAATTCTCTAAAAATATCACGAACTGCATCAGGCTTGATGACGCGTATTGATTTTATTCTGTCGTTTTCTGCAATATAATATTCTAATTGAGTTACCGGAGTTTTACTAGCAGGACGATCACCATGAGGATCGATATCGCATTGTTCGTTATTACCATCTACATAATATCTTACAGAATTTTTTTCTGAACTTGAAGATATAAGTGTAATAGATTCTACCGATCCACCAACTTGAGACGTTAGAACTTCGTTAGCCCTGAACGTACTGTCTGTCGTATCTTCAGAACCTATTGCTTGTAAATCCTTTATAAAAAGTTGGCCTAAGTCTAAGTTTCTGTGTGCTATGGTTCCAGTAATACCAGAAGTAGATCCTGTTACAGTTTGTCCTACTTTCATCTGAGCGGCAAGAATATCTTTTGTTTCGACAACTGTGTGTGTTAAATCTTTATCCATGAGCCTTGTTAGCGCGTCGTAAGTTAAAGGCCAACCTTGTTCTTTTATATGATCGTTAAGTAGATAGAACATCCAATAATAATCTGTAGTACCATATAATTTATACGATAACTGATCGGGCCTATCTCCTTCTTGAATATAATAGTTTCTATAAAAAGCTATATTGTCTTTTATCTGATCAATAATATCAACATATGAAGTTAAGTTCTGAAATGACACAGCCGATAGATTAACACCGAATTTATACGGAATAGATCTAAAATTTTTGAAATACGTTGTCATTAGTAAGCTCCTGTTGTAGTACTACTATTACCAGGTTCATCATCATTAGTAATAAGCTCCCAAAACTCTTCCCAGAAATCTTTATAATTTTTACCATATAAGTTCCAGCCGTATTTGACATCTTCTTTATCTAGTGTTCTAAATTCTATCATGTCTAGCGTCATATCTATTTCGCTATATTGGCCGTCACGATAAAATGATTGTGAGCTAGCATTATAGTTTGTAGTCATACCACGCAGATAACATGGAAGCAATTGCGCTCCTATGTTTTTATTTCCGTATCTCATAGCAATACCAAATTTATTGGGGAATTTATATCCTACAGGAAGTTTTTGGCCTCCTGCTTGCACATCAATTGATTCAGGATATAATTCTGTCCGAAACCATTTTATAATTTTTTCTATTTGTTCTGCTTCAGCTTTTGATCTAGGTAAAAATTTAAAATTAAAAGAATGTTCTCTTGGTCGTACAGATTTAAATACTGCACGTATATTTGGATTGATCGCAGTTTGCGTAACCGTAGATCCAACTGCACCTGCCCGCCCGCCTGCCTTACTTGCTGCCATTGATGCAGCAACTCTTGCAATTTGTGGATCTTGCAGATTTGAAAGTATTGACCCTAAACCGCCTGTACCCAGAAGTGCTGAAGCTGAAGCACCTAATATAGAACTTTCTCCTCTCGACAATGTTTGTCTTGCTGCTTCACCAGCTATACCAAAAGAAAAAGAATTATCAAATTCTATACCATCCTGAATAGTTTGAGCAGGCGGAAGATACAATTCAATAGTGTCACCTCTAAATGTTTGACCTGGTATAAATGAACTACCTAATACATCTCCTATATTACCAAAAAAACCTGAAGACCACCAATTATCATCACCTCCATCTCCGGTATTTGATATTTCTGCTGACTGAAATGCGCTTGTATTAATAGTTGGCGGTATTTCAATGATCTGCGTAAAATACACACGTCCTTTATAATCGTCTTGTGCTTCTAATGGGAATCTATATTTAGGCATATTTTTTCCAATAAATACTTAAAAAACTTAAGACTATTTATATGGCATATTCAGGCAAATACAAACCAAAAAACCCAAAGAAGTATGGTGGTGATCATAATAGCATCATTTTTAGATCAATGTGGGAAAGACATTGTTTTAAATGGTGTGATGAGAATCCAAAGGTAAAATCTTGGACCAGTGAAGAAGTCATTGTACCATATTATTATGATGGTGATAAGCGTTATCACCGCTACTTCCCTGACCTTAAAATAGTACTTGAAGATAGAATACTATTGGTTGAGATTAAACCAGATAAAGAAACAAGACCACCTACAGGATCTAAACGCACAAAGCGATATATCAATGAGGCATTTACATATGTCAAGAATATGAATAAGTGGGAAGCTGCACAGTCATATGCCAAGGATAGAAAGTGGGAGTTTCAGATATGGACAGAGAAAACTCTACAAACCATGGGTATTATGCCTAAACCAATAAAGAAGTTAAAGCCGCTACCTCCGCCAAAGAAAAAGAAAAAATAGCATATAAATACTGCTATGGTAAATATATTTCAAAAACTAGAGCTCGAAGCTTTTAGAGCAGGTGTTACACCAAGAACAAAAGAATCTATCAATTGGTTCAGAAGAAAAGCTGCAGCAATGGGTCGAGTAAGTCGTGGTGCACTTATGAAAGAAGATCCAATAGAGTTAAAAAATAAAGGTATTGCAGGAAACATGTATATGTTTTTCTACGATCCAAAAACAAAAGACACTCTACCATATTATGATAGCTTTCCTCTTGTTGTGGTTATAGGTCCTGCGCCAGGTGGATTCAATGGTCTGAATCTTCACTATTTACCTCCAGTACTTCGTGCAAAAATGCTTGACGCTATGATGGAAATTACAAACAACAAAAAGTATGATGACACTACAAGATTTCAAATGACATATAGCACTCTCAAGCGTGTAGCAAGTTTAAAATATTTTAAGCCGTGCTTTAAGCATTATCTAAATTCAAACGTAAAAAGTAGATTTGCATATGTACCAGCTCCTGAATGGGAGATTGCTACATTCTTACCAACCGCTGAGTTTCAAAAATCAGGTAAGTCTACTGTGTATAGTGATTCAAGGAAAATGATCTAATGGCATATGGTATCGATGACCTCAAAGGTGAGTTAACAACTGGGTTTGCAAGAACGTCTTTGTTTCGAGTATTCCTACCATCAGTTGATGGAGTATTCGGTATGACTACTCGTCGAGTAAATGTTCTATGTAAATCGGCGCAGCTTCCTTTTAGGCAAATTCTTTCAAACCCACGTATAGTTGGTATGAAAGAACATAAAATAGCATATGGATATGCAACAGATGACGTGTCATTAACTTTTCACGTACCAAATGATTATGACATCAAACAATACTTTGAATTTTGGCAAGGTAAAATAATAAACTTTAATACAAAAGAATTAAACTATCCAGACGAATATAGTTTTGAAGTACGAATACAACAACTTAGTTTGCCCACTAATCTTATAGGGCAAGCAGAACAGATATTAAATACAGGTGTATTAGCTAACAATAGCGCATTTGATGACTTAGCTAAAGCTTTAGATGACTCACAAGTCGTATATACCTGTATTTTAGATAAAGCGTTTCCCACAACTATAAACGCTATAGAATTTAGCAATGAACCAGGTGGAATGGTTGAATTGAATGTGCAATTATCATATAAGGATTGGAGATCTGTATAATGCCTTTACCAATAGTGAACGAGGTACCTCGGTATACTCTTACTGTACCATCAACAAAGAAAGAATTTAGATATAGACCATTTTTAGTAAAAGAACAAAAAGTATTACTTATTGCTTTAGAGTCACAAGATAATAAACAAATATTATCTTCTATTGTAGATACTATTTCTTCTTGTATCGACGAAGATATTGATTTATCAAGCTTGACTACATTTGATGTAGAATACATGTTTACACGAATACGTGCAAAATCTGTAGGTGAGACTTCGAAGATAATAGTAAAATGCTCTGAATGCGAAGCTGACAATGAACACGAAGTTCAGTTAGATCAAATAACCGTAGACGTACCTGATAAAATACAAAATATACAATTAAATGATAAGTATACATTAAAGCTAAAATACCCAATGTATTCTCATATGACTAAAGCTGATTTAAGTGAAAATGCAAGTTCGTCAGAAACATTATATCATTTAACAATAGGATGTTTAGATAGTTTGCAGTCTGAAGAAGAAAACTTTTCTTTTAAAGACGAAACAAAAAAAGATACAGAAGATTTCTTAGATTCGTTGACTAGTGACCAATTTAACATGATTATGGAGTTTGTAAATACCGTACCAAGTTTGTCGCATGATATTAAATTTACGTGTACATCATGCAATCAAGATAACACATATACACTGCGAGGCATAAACGATTTTTTCTCATAAACCTCTCTCATGAAAATCTGATTAACTACTATAAGACTAACTATCAGCTACTACAAAATCATAAATATTCCTTGTCAGAAGTAGAAGGAATGTTACCATGGGAGAGGGAGATTTACATCACCTTGCTGACTGCTGATTTAAAAGAACAGGCTGAAGAGGCCAAAAGAAGGAACCTATAATGGCTAGTCTTGCTGAGATTAATAAGACGCTAAAAGAACAAACTTCTGCTATTGAATATGGCAATGAAGGAACCGACGATCTTCGTATGAAATTCGGCGCGTTTGTTGATAGTATGCAAGGAAATGCAGGTGATCGTAGAGAAAAAGAATTAGAAGCAGGCAGAATGTCCCGAGCAGGCAGAGCTAGAGCAGCTGGACCACGAGGAATGGCCAGAGGTTTTGGAGCAGGTATTGGTGGGCTGTTAGGCGGACTCGGCGGATTTGGTAAAGCCGCAGCAACGCTTGGTATTGCTGGTCTTTTAGCCATGCAATTTGTAGATGGTGCAAAGATCAAGACAAATGTAGAAACTCTATTAAGTATCGGTGAAAGATATAAAGAGGATACTATAAAAACATTATTCTCTGATGGCGCAACGATATTAGCGCTCAAAGGCTTAGGTGTAGGAATGTTAGTTTTCTCTGCAGGTGCAGCAGCTTCTGTTGGAGTAGATACGCTAGACAAAAAAACGATGGATAAATATGAGACTTCCACCGGTTGGTCAGAAAATGTTAAAACGAATGTTCTTAATCTTTTATCAATATCTGATGGTGTGACTGGCGCCCTTAAAAACTTATGGGATGGCATATTATTTGTTCCAGCTATGGCAGGTCTTAGTTTAGGTCTTGGAGCTTTTGCAATAGGTCAAGCTTTCGCCGGTGGTGCTGAGGCATTTACGAACTGGTCAGGAACAACTGATTGGGCCGAAAATATTAAAAACAATGTTATTACGTTATTAAGTATTAAAGACGAACTCGGCGGAAGTAGTGCAGCCTTTGTAGGAGATGGCGCTATGTTTGCATTAGCTATGGGTGGCCTTGGTGCAGGTCTTGCATTATTTGGTTCAGGTGCTATTATTAGTGGCGGCGCCGATATGTTAGGAGATTGGTTTGGCGACGGAACTGATTGGTCCCAAGCAGTATTTGATAACGTAAGAACACTACTTAGTATTGCTAATCTTCCGGGACTTGGTGTTGATGTTCTAAAGTTTGATGCCGCAATGTTGGGACTGGGAGGCGGGCTTGCTGCATTCGGAATCGGCACAGGGGCTGCCGCGATTTCTGATTTTATAGCAGATTGGGCTGCTGATGGAAAAGGTCGACAAAACTGGACAGAAGAATTAAAGAAAAACGTTAGAAATGTTCTTTCTATTGTAGACATGGCCAATGAAGGTAAAGCCTTTAAATTTGCAGCTGCAATGGGAACTATCTCAGCCGGCTTAGTTGCATTTGCAAGCGCTACCTTTATAACCGGGCTAACAAATGCAGCAGAAGCAATCCTGTCATTCTTTACTAAACAAGATAATGCTTTTGATCAAATAATGAGAGTTGCAGAAAACGCTGATGATTTACACCGCGGAGCCGTAGCAGTTGATAGTCTTACTACATCAATTGATAAACTAGGCAAGCTAAAGTTTGACGGTCGAACCATTAATATGAAAGCGTTTGCATTAGATCTAGCTGATTCGATAAAGGTAATTGAAACCGCAGTTGACGGTGGTACATTTGACGCTAGTTGGTTACCATTCAATGCCAAAACAGTGAAAGGTTTATCTAATCCAGAAGTTAATTACGAAGCTGCCATTAGGAACATTGAGAACTTAAGAGCCGCGCTTAGAGTAGGTGTAAATCCTAATGACATTATTGATCGTTACGGAAATACTTTTGAGTTACCGACAAATCTAGATACAATACCAGCATTTAGATCTGGTAGTGGTTTTAGTGAACTTGTGAGAAATAGTGGTAATGGTAGAGGTCCTGTAAGAATACGACAGGGATTTGAAGAAAATGCATTAGATGCATTAGCCGCAGATAGCTTTAGATTAAATAAACCTCTGCAAATAAACATTGATCAAAGTCAAAACTCTGTTGATCAAAGTCAAAACACTTCTTCAAGTGTGGTAGCTACCGGTCCTCAGACCGATAGCTTCGAGTTGCACAGCTAACTTAATCAGCCTCAGCTAATTTAGCAAAATAGCTTAGAGTGTCATCGTCATCTTCGACTTTAACATTCTCAGCCGTGACTGGTTCCATTCGTTGAGGAGCAGGTGCTTCAACTGGTTCATTCATCTGGGCAGTTTGTGCCATAGTAGCAGCACCCATACCAGCGACTTCACCTAGAATAGAAGACAACTTAGTCTTCAATTCATCATACGTTTTATAATTTGCAGGATCTGTCCATTCAGATAGATCATACATCTGATCATAAACCGTTTCGAGTTGCGCATCATCACCATCTAAAAGAGGTTTTTGTTTTGCGAACTCAGACTTATCATAGTTACGATAGCCTTCAACGTTACGGATCTTTAATTTAAAGTCCGCACCTTCCCACATATCAAATGGATTGATTGCATCTTCATCAGCAAATTCTGGTTGCATCATATCCATAATCTTGTCATGGATTTTCTTGCCGAACTGATACA